TATAAGAAGACCAATTAAAATTCCTCAACAATTTTTTAACAACAAAAGAATTATTGATATGTGGGGCTCAGGTAACGAAGAAATGTATTGGCACGCCCTTGATGAAGACGGTTACTTATGGGCTTGGGGACAAGACGTTTACGGTTGCCTAGGAGTTGGTATGAATTCTCATACTTCTCAAGGAACATATTACTACACGGTACCAAGAAGAGTTGAAATTAATTGGAATATGTATGGTGGTATGAAATTATTACAACATTGGTCTTATGACGGACAAGGTCACGCAGGTACTTGGGTACTAGATGGCGAAGGCTATATGTGGTACACAGGTTACTTAACAAACGGACAAGTTCCAGGTTTCTTTGGTATAGGTGATAACACAGGTTATTATCAAGCTCAGTTTCAAAGAGGTGATTTTCACTTAAACGGTGATGTTGATGAGTTCTGGTGTGGTGGTGATGAAAACAAATGGATGTACATTAGACAAAAATCAACAGGTATGTTATGGGTAAATGATGGTAATTACGGAACATATGGTACTAGAGGTTCAAGAGTACAACAAGGTTACTGGTATCAATCAGGCGGAATTCACGGAATGTTTTCTCATTTAAGAGGACCAAAATACGTAAGATATATTCAAGGTCAAAACTCTAACAGAGGTGATGGTTCATACATTTATGACTCACCAGGTATATTAGATGAAGATGGTTCAATCTGGTACGGTAATAACTATGGTTATAGATACTTTCCTTCAATGGCAAATGATAGTCCTGATAGTAACCATAATGGTTATCAAATGGATATGGCTCAAGGTTTTGAATCTAATACTGAAAACAGACATAGAAAAAGAAGAGCAACACAACCTTGTAATAGTAAAATTGTGGACTTTGGTTCATACGGTTACCCGACAGCAATGAATTATTACTTTAGAGACCAAAATGGTAAATTATATACAACAGGTTATCAACCAAATAACCAAACATATATGTTCTCTCTAATGCCTTACAGATATCAGTCAGCAACTGGTTCATCTTGGGGAAGTAATAACTATCGTGCTCATATGGCTTCATCGCCAGGTGATTAATAAATAGTTTTTGACTATTTTTATTATGGAGTTAAAATGTACAAAACGAAACAAAACTATTTAAAATTTCAATCTCACGATATATTCGGCGATAAATTTCAATCATATCCAAAAGAAATGCAGGCAACATACTGGTATCAAGTATGGTGGATTATTAATCATTTTGAAACAATGATGAATGGTGTTGATTTTGAACACCATAATCAAAGTAAAATTATATTAGAAAAGTGGGAAAAATTATGGCCATTTCAAATTAGAAACTATAAAATAGGTGGTGCGCCAGCAATGCCTAAAACACCTCACACAACAGATTTAATTCATAAATTAGGTGAAGATTATAAATTTAACACACCGGCAATGTTGCTTAATAGAACATTTTGGAAAAAAGATTGGTTTTCTTATCAAGTTATATATGGCACAACCGTTGATTTGTTTAAACAAGTATTAAAAGTTAATGATGAAGATATAAAAGCATTTTTAAAACCATTAGCAGATTATAAACCTAAAGATTTTATATTACCAAGAATACGTGTTATAAGTGGATTTATTGCATTAGCTGATTATTTTATGAAAACAAAAGATATGTGGGTACAAACAAAAGAGTTTGGTGATTGGAGAGAAAAAGATAATTTAAGAAAAATAGAACAATGGAAAAAATATGGTGAAGTTTCAGATGAAATACCTGAAGATTATCCTTTAGATAGAACAAAAATATTAGATACACGAAAATTAGATGATAAATGGAAAAGAGAAAAACCTTTTTTAGAAAATGAGTACGATTAATGGAACAAGAGAAGAAATATAGAATTACCGAGTTAACTTGGGAGTATCATAAAAACGCAGAAAGACAGCAGTTTGTAAAGATACTTTTATCAGGTAATATTAATGAAAAACTATATGCAACTTACCTTTACAATCAATTATTATGTTATGGTAAGCTAGAAGAATATTGTTTAGAAAGTTCTCTATTTCACGATACTAAAAATTTACCAAGAGCGCCTCATATTTTTTATGATTACAAGGCATTATGGGGAGATACAGATAATCCACCTGTTCAAACTGAAAGTACAACTGAATATTTAAAACATTTAGAAACTATTAGAGGTGAAAATGAAAAATTATATGCTCACGTATATGTTAGGCATTTAGGTGATTTATCAGGTGGTCAAATGATAAAAAGAAAAACGCCTGGACCTAATAGATACTATATATTTAAACACGGCGAACATAAAGAATATAAAAGAATTGTAAAAGAAAGAGTTGAAAGTTATTTAAATGTTTACGAAATAAATGTATTGCCTGAAGCAATATTTTGTTTTGAAAGCGCAACAAAACTATTTAAGGAAATGTATGATTTGGGAAAGACTTATTAAATGGAAAGATGAGACTATTGAAGTCTTAAATAAAAATCTAACTGAATATAATGAACCAGGTATGGAAAGATTCAACAATGAAAAATTAGGTTGGGTCAATAGAACCTGGAACAATAGATATATTAGAAGAGCACATTTAGATGTTGTTGATGTAAGAGAGTCAAAAGGATTATGGATGGCTCATCTATGTCTTTTTCCTATGTTGACAAACGGAGGACCAATTTATGGTTTTGATATTATTGCAGGTCAAAAAAAGGTAACAGGTGCTTTTCACGATTTTAGTCCATTATTACAGAAAGACCACCCATTAACAAAGTGGTTCATAGAAGAAAATAAATGGTTTAAACCTAGCAAAGAGAGAGAATTACCAGATTGGGCGAAGGCTATCTTTTCGGGAGGTATGATAGCCGCTGGTAATGTAAGAGAAGAAGACGAATTAAATAAAATTTGTACAATGGCAGTTTCTAATTTAAATAATTACATAGATAAAATTAGAAATCACGAAGGCGAAGCTGATATGGCAGATGTAATCAAGGCGCAAAATTATTATTCTGAACATCAACAAAAGAATCCTCATACGCCTAGAGTTATGCAATCTCTCGGTTTACCAGATGAAGATATCAAATTATTCTGTTCCGACAACTTATTTCCGATTGTATCAGAAAATCAACCCTATCTGAAATAATTATTATAAATATACCAGAAAAGGGTATAACAAATGGCAGAACCAGCAAGTAGAGAGAATTTAAAACAATATGCTTTGAGAGCATTAGGTAAACCAGTTATTGAAATCAATGTTGATGATGACCAACTTGAAGATAGAATAGACGAGGCTTTACAATATTTTACTCAATACCATTATGATGGTGTAAAAAGAACATATTTAAAATATCAATACACTCAAGCAGATAAAGATAGAATGACAAGTGATTCAACTGAATCAGCAACGGTCGGTTCTGTAACCAATAGTTGGAAAGAGGGACAAAATTTTCTTGCAATACCAAGTTCAATTATTTCTATAATCAATATATTTCCTTTCTCAAATAAAGGTAATCTAAATTTATTTGATGTTAGATATCAATTAAGATTAAATGACCTATATGACTTTTCATCAACTTCAATAATAAATTATGATGTAGTATTAAGGCATTTAGATTTTTTAGACCATATTTTAGTAGGTGAAAAACCTATGAGATTTAATCAACACGAAAACAAATTATATGTTGATATGGATTGGAAAAATGATTTAGAAGTTGGCGAATATTTGGTAATTGAATGTTATAGAAAATTAGACCCAGCGAATAATACAGATGTTTTTAATGACATATTTTTAAAAAGATATGTGACCGCTTTATTTAAAAAACAATGGGGTGCTAACTTATCTAAATTTGGTGGAGTTCAAATGATAGGTGGCGTAACCTTAAATGGTCAACAAATTTTTCAAGAAGCAATGCAAGACATTGAAAAATTAGAAGTAGAAATTAGAACAACATATGAATTAAATCCAGCTATAATGATAGGGTAATAATTATGGCAATCAACCATTACTTTCAAGGTGGCAAAGGAATTGGCAATACTGCCGAAAAAAGATTACACGAAGACCTTATCATTGAGGGATTAAAGATATACGGTCAAGATGTATATTACTTACCAAGAACATTAGTCAATAGAGATTTAGTTTTAGGCGAAGATACTACAAGTCGTTTTGACGACTCGTATATGATTGAAATGTATTTTGAGACTACTGAAGGATTTGCAGGCGAACAAGAATTAATTAACAAATTTGGTTTAGAAATAAGAGAAGATACAACATTGGTTGTTTCTAAACGTAGATTTGAGGAACACGTTGCTAGTAAGGCAAATTTAATTGCAGTTGGCAGACCAAACGAAGGTGATATAATATATTTACCTTTGATGAATTCATTTTTTGAAATTACTTTTGTTGAAGACCAAGAGCCGTTCTTTCAATTAGGTAACTTACCAGTTTACAAATTGAGAGTATCAAGATTTGAATACTCTAGTGAAGAAATTAACACAGGTCAAGAAATACTTGACCAAGCTGAAGATAAGTTTTCATTAAATACTTTAAATCACAAAGTTGGTTTAGAGTCAGGTCAAGTCGCTTTAACAGGTGACGGTTCAATTGAATTAGAAGATTACTTTGACTACTCAACAGGTCAAAAAGCATTATTAATGTTAGAAACTTTTGCTGGCACAGAAACAATACAACAACAATCACCTTATGCAAGAAATTTAGATATGAATACAGAGGCGGGTTATGATACGGTCGGAACAGCAGATGATATATTAGATTTTACAGAAAGAAATCCATTTGGTGAGGTAGATGAATAATGTTTGGTTCTCATTTTTATAACGAAGGTATTAGAAGATTAACAATTGCTTTTGGTCAATTGTTTAATAATGTTATTGTACAAAATAAATCTTCAACAGGTGCAGTTACCAAAAGATATAGAGTGCCTTTAGCATATGCACCTAAAGAAAAATTTTTAGTTAGATTAGATGAACAATCTAATTTAGATAATAGACAATTTGCACAAAAACTTCCTAGAATGGGTTTTGAAATGACAGGTTTATCTTATGACCCTAGTAGGAAAATAAATAAAATGCAAAAGTTTAGACAAGTTAAGACCGGTGAAGACGGTAAAGTTTTAAACTTTAATTATACACCTGTGCCGTATAACGTAAATTATACCCTTAACATTTTCACAGCAACGGCAGAGAATGGATTAATTATTGTAGAACAAATTTTACCGTTCTTCCAACCTGACTACACGGTGACAATCAATATGGTTCCTGATTTAGGTATAAAAAGAGACGTGCCTATTATATTAAATGATGTTAATTATGAAGATAGTTATGATGGCACATTTACTACAAGAAGAGCAGTAATATATACTTTAAATTTTACAGCAAAAACATATCTATTCGGACCAATGAGTAATCAGAAAGTTATTAAAGAAGTACAAGATGACTTATATGCTGATACAAATACAGGCGCAGATAAAACTAGAGAGGAAAGGATTATAATAACTCCTAATCCAGCAAATGCAGACGCAGATGATGATTTTGGTTTTACTACACAAATTTTAAATTTTAGTGATGGTAAGAAATATAATCCGAAGACAGATACAGATGAGTAAACTTGAAGATAACGTAAATGAAATTTTAGGCATTGATAAAAAAACAGAGGTAGCTGTAAAAGATTTTGAGCAACCAGCACCTGTGCCTAGAAAAATTGATGAAACAAAAGATGATATTGATAATGATTATTCTCATAGTAGAGATAACTATTATAATTTAATTGATAAAGGTAACGAAGCTATAGAGGGTATATTAGAGATTGCAAAAGAAGGACAACACCCTAGAGCATATGAAGTTGCAGGTCAATTAATTGGTCAAGTTGCACAAACGGTTGATAAACTACAAGACTTACAAAAAAAATTAAAAGATTTAAAACAAGTACCTAACAAAACAAGTGCTAATATTAAAAATGCATTATTTGTTGGTTCAACAGCAGAATTGCAAAAAATGTTAAATCGGAAAAAAGAAGATGAAATTATTGAAGGCGAATCAAGTAAACCCGAAAAAGATAATACTGGAGATAAGTAAAATCCATTATATCAAGTCAATGACACCTTTGCCTGAATTATTAAAAGGTGAAGATATGCAAAATCCTATAGAAGTTAGACAGCATACATATTCATTAACACCAAGAAAAGGTGTAGGTGGTAAACCATATTCAGAAAAAAAATATTCTGTATGGCGTGGTTCGCAGAGAGTACAAGCCGCAATTAAATTAGGTTATACACATATAGAAGGTATTATAATAAATGAACAAACAGAAAGTGAAAAATTACAAGACGAATTGGAACCAATAATATGAGCACAGACGCATATCTAGGTAACCCTAATCTAAAGAAAGTAAATACACCAGTTGAGTTTACTAAAGAACAAATAATAGAATTTGAAAAATGTTCTAAAGACCCTATTTACTTTATGAAAAACTATATACAAATAGTTTCTCTTGACGAAGGACTAATACCTTTTAAGATGTATGATTTTCAAGAACATATTGTTAGAACAATACACGATAACAGATTCACCATATGTAAACTACCGAGACAATCAGGTAAATCAACAACCGTGGTTTCATATCTTTTACATTATGCATTGTTTAATCCTAATTCTAATATTGCCATACTTGCCAATAAATCATCTACTGCTAGAGATATATTAAGTAGAGTACAATTAGCATATGAAAATTTACCAAAGTGGTTACAACAAGGTGTAATAAACTGGAACAAAGGTAATATTGAATTAGAAAATAAATCAACTATTGTGGCGGCTGCAACTTCTTCAAGTGCAATACGAGGTGGTTCTTATAATATAATATTTCTTGACGAGTTTGCTTTCGTACCTGCTAACATAGCAGAAA